TTAGCAACATATCCATAATTTGCCGTTGTATCTAGTCCAGCATTATTGTTGACTGTAGTTCCACCAGCACCACCACTTAAAAAAGTTGTAGCAGAAGATGATATTGCGCTAGAAGCATTAGCACCCATTTGCCCTGCTATAGATTGGTAAAAACCCATTGCTGAAAAATTACCTGAACTAGTTGTTGCACCTCCACCACCTCCAGTTGTTAAAGAAGCAGCATCGCCAGCACTAGCATTTAAAAAAGCAGTATTATTTATACCTCTAATAATTGAAGCAGTACCATTTGCTTCAAGAGTTCCAACACCAACAGTTACATTTAAAATATCTGGAACGTGTTGTGCCGCACCATACCAAACAGTTACTGCGCCAGAGCCACCTCCACCAGCACCTTGAGCGCCCGGCCCTGCTCCACCACCACCAGCACCAATCAACAACATATAGACATGGCTAACACCTCTTGGTTTATTCCAAGTGCGTGTTGATCTAGAAGCCGCTGCGGCAGGCGCACCATAAAACGTCTGTATGTCACAACCTTGCGGTCTGGCTATTGGGAATGGAAACATCGTTTAGCCCCAAGTAGGTGCTGTAGCGTTGTCGTTTGTGCAAGTGTATTCAACGTGTTCATCAGGAGCAATAACAGTCCCATCAGCACGATAAACGCCAATGGTGTTGCCATCTTCCATCTTCTGATAGCCAGTTGAATTATCTGTAAAAGTGATTTCAAACCATGTAATCATTTTAGTAATCTCCAGCGATTGTTACGACAGAATAACCAGTACCAGCAGAACCAGTAGAAGTTCCAAAGGTCACATAAAGCAAATAACTTGCCTCAATAGCAACATTGATTGGCAATTCAAACACACTGGATGCAGCAGTCTGAGATAGCGTTACTGCGGGCAATGTGATCTCATCAAATAGCCAAGTAGCAGTTGTGCTAGTAGTTGTGCTAGTTGAAATGAACACACGGCAAACTGTTGCCGCTGGTGAACCTACAGGGCGAAAACGAATCTTCTGAATGTATGAGCCATTAGCGCCAGCAGTGAATGCTTTAACTAAAGTTCCAGAGCCATCAAGTGCTGTGTTGGCGGTTGGGCCAACAACAAGACCTGAGTTATTGGATGCGACTGAATCGACATTACCAACAATTGAATAAATGGGGGACGTATTTGCGGGCATGATTTACCTTTCAGGGGAGAATACAGTTAATTGCGATGGCCCGAACTAGGCCGATTGAAGTTCCACCGCTTCCAGTAGATGCAATGGTGATTGAACCTGATGCGTTTGTCACAGTGATACCCGTACCAGCAGTCAATGTGGCTTTGGTCAATGTGTTGCCAGTAGTGTTACCAATCAACAACTGACCATCTGTATAAGATGTTTGTCCCGTACCACCATTTGCCACAGGCAAAGCAGTACCAGAATAGGTCATTGCCAGTGTGCCAGATGTTGTAATTGGGCTACCAGTAATGCTGAAAACGCTAGGAACAGAAGCCGCCACACTTGTAACAGTTCCTGATCCACCACCGCCAGAAGCGGCAATAGTTTGATTAGGCCATGTGCCAGTAACAGTTACGTTTGTTCCCGCAACAATACTAGGTGTTGCTGTTCCTGTTCCACCGTTAGCGACAGGAAGTTGTCCTGTTACACCAGTAGATAAAGGCAAGCCAGTTAAGTTGGTTGCTGTACCACTAGAAGGTGTGCCAAGAACACCACCATTAACCAATGGTGCGCCAGAAGAACCTACATTAACCGCTAAAGCCGTTGCTACACCAGTTCCTAAACCTGATACGCCTGTAGAAATGGGAAGACCTGTAGCATTTGTTAATGTTGCGCTTGTTGGTGTACCTAGAATAGGTGTAACCAAAGTGGGTGAAGTAGCGAATACCGCAGAGCCTGTTCCTGTTTCATCAGTTAAAGCACCTAAAAGGTCAGCAGAACTAAATGAACCAAGAGATGCCGCATTGCCTACAGAAGTAACCGCACCTGTGAGGTTGGCGTTAGTAGTTACATTGCTTGCAGTAAAAGAAGTTGCTGTACCTGTGATGTTTGTGCCTACCAAAGCAGATGGAGTCCCTAGAGCAGGAGTCACCAATGTTGGCGAGTTTGACAACACTACATTGCCTGTGCCAGTAGAAGTAGTTACTCCTGTACCACCATTAGCAACCGCAAGAGTTCCCGTGATGTCAGAAGTAGAAAGGCTTACCGCATCCCATGTTGCATTAGTGCCATCAGTTTGGAGATACTTGTTTGCGTTACTTGTTTGGCTTGGTAAGAGGTTATTCAGAGCCGCAGTAGCCGTTGAAGCACCTGTACCGCCATCAGCAATGGCTAAATCGGTGATGCCAGTAATAGAACCACCCGTAATTGCGGCAGCAGAGTTATCTGTCTTTGTCGCAATAGCAGTCGCAATGTTGTTGTATTCAGTATCAATCTCAGCACCCTTGACAATCTTTAAAGGATTGCCAGGTGATAAGTTATCTTTGGTAGCGAAATTGGTTGTTTTGGTGTAATTGCTCATATTTACCTCTTAGGCCATTTTGCCATCTTTGGCTTGAATTTCAATCTTTTGCAAAGAAAATGAAACATTGTTAATTGTAGTTTCATAACCAGTTTGAACAATCTTTCCCGCACCTGAAGCATTAGCAGTCAAAGTTTTAATTGGAACGCCATTTGTGTATTCAGCAGTATTGTATTCAGCAATACCATATTCATAACTGATTTGCGTAGGGATATAGACGTTTTCCGCTTGATATGCGCCAGAATAATCAAAGCCCCACTTGATTGTTAAGTACTGATTTGATCCGCCAATCACAATGGCAGTTACAGACTTCAAAATAGAAATCTGGTTAGGATTTCCTAAGTCAGCATTGTTTGTATAGTAAGCAAATCGGTATGTAGATGAGTCATCAAGATAAGTTCCATACTTACCAATATAACCATTCTTTCCAATGTATAAGTCACCATTACGCAATGAGCGCAAAGCAGTTGGTGCAATAGAGTCCCACTTTGTTACCCTTGAAGAACCATCTTGCAATGATTGCTTAGTGTCAAAGCAATAAACTTGGAATGTTGCTGGTAAAACAAGTAAATAAAAGGCTTCTTTTTCTGAGTAAACAGACTTCAAGTTAGCCAATGTTTCGCTTGCTAAAGATGATGCAAGATCAAAACGAACATTCTTAGACAAGTCTCGCAATGGGGCAGACTTCTCTTGAATTGTCCTCATCAATGAACGAACACCAGAGTCAGACAAGAAAATAACATCAGAGCCAACGCTTTGAATGGTGTCTCTTGCGATGCACCCAATAGAGCCAATTGTGTCGCTTAGAACCAACGATGCGGGTGTAGAAGCGCCAGAATAAACAAGAATCTGTCGTTTACCAAAGATAAACAAGAAATCATTGTGAGCTGCCAGGCCCATCACTTCATCTGCACCATTAGGCCATACACGAGATACATCCAATGATCCTGAAGTGCCACCACCCCATACATGACCCGCAATCAAATCAGAGAAGCTAACAGTTACCTTGTCAGTTGATGTATTAGCCACCCACAAGCGACCAAATGCTGAAATAGCAATGTTGGCTTGAGGAACTGTAGCTACATAACCAGACTTCTCAGAAACTCTGCGATAAGTAGTTGTACTTATAGCGGGGTCATAAATCAAAGGATCGTGACCAGTTTGAAAGAAGTAAGCAATGCCATTCAAAGATGCAGTTTGCCAATTACTTGCAGTGATAGTGGGAGCAGTTCCTCCACCACCATAGGTCAACTCAGTAACAGCGTTAGAAGTACCAAGTTTGAATATCTTGTTGTTGCCAGCAAATAGAACTGTAAGAGTGCCGTCAGTCTGGACTAATTCATGGATTACACCAACATCATTAGCACCTAGATTGCCAGAAGAGGAGTTAACCCTTGACCAACCTTTTCTAGCACCAAGCCGACCATTCTGATCCAAGATGCAGTTGGTTGCAACCAAAGCAAAGCCAGCCCCTAATTCAAGAGGTGAATCTTCAGTATTCAGGCCATAAAAGCCTGGTGCTGAAAGACTGTAGCTTTGAAGTTGTTTAGACATTAGATTGCCACAAAGTTGTCTTCAGGATAACGAGTGCTTTCCATCGCAATAGCATCGGAGAGCATTCCTTTGAACAACGCATAAGCCTCAGAAGAGGCAGTCCCGCCATCCTCACCACGCTCGATTAAAGCTCTTGCATAGGCACTTTGAGTAACTAAGTAGTCTAAAACCTTGACAGAAGTGCCATCAGCAGACAGATTAGCTTGTGGGACAGTTACATCAAACTTAAGTGTATACACGCCATCAGGAACTGGGAACAAATCAATTTTTGTGTCGCCATTGCCATCTACACCACTAAAGCAAAACTCTGAAGGAATAGACTGTGAAGGCGTACCAAAGTTTAGTTTGCGGTTCATGTCCGCAACAGTGGTGTTGTCTAAAGTTATAACACTGGTAGTGTTAATAGCGTCATTGATACGAAACTTCTGACCCGCACCCGTCAACGCATAGGAACTTGTACCAGAAGCAGTAGTAACTGTAATTGTTTGTCCTAAAACATTCCAGTTATAGGAATCTTCAATCTGACGCTTGGCATCATTGACAAACTTGCCAATCAAAGAAGAATAGGTTGTTTCGCCAACAGTAGTGACCGTGCTTTCACGCAAGCGAATCAACACATCGTTAACAAGTTCTAAGTAGGTCATGTTCTTTGCGCTCCATTAATCTCAAATGTTGCAATCACAGACATTGTTGCACCTGTTTCTGAAGTTGCAGTTAAGTAGTCACCTTCTTCCATCACAAAGTATTGACTACTTGTAATAGCATCAAAACTTGTCTTTGAAGTTATAGCAGTCTCAAAGGCAATTGGAATGCTTAAACTAGCACTTGTGTCGTACCAACTTAAACTAATATGTTTATTAGAAGCAGTAGAGTTGGCAACGTGCAAATGCACACAGCTTGCATAATAGCCAGTCGGTACTGTGTACAGCGTAGTAGCCGTAGCAGCAGATAAAACTTTACCGACAGAAACTGGCCTCATTTACTATTCCTCTTAGAGATCGCTTTAGCCTTCGCTTTAGCGTCTTCCTTGGACGTTGCGCCCCAAGCTCTAAGAGATAATAGGAGTCGGGTAGGCTTCCCATCTTTCATCTCAGCGCCAGGCATATTGCCCATTCGTGCTAAAAAGGATGCCCTACGAGGGTTATCTCCCGACTTTACTGGTGGTTTTAAATTACCACCCGTTTCTGCATTATACGATGCTCTGCCTTTAGCATTCAAGCCCCCTTTGGGGTTTTTTCCTTCTTTTGTTTGCCAAGCAGGAGTCTTCATATCTACCTCATCTAAATTTTGCTGTTTTCTTTGCAATTGCTTTAGGTTGGGCAACAAACTGTTTGCCAGCCTTTGTGCCTTCACGCTTGGCCTTAGTGGTTGCCGCATACTCTTTGGAAGACAAAGACTTGATAGCAGCCTCTGGCAAATACCTCTCACCCGTTACAGATGAAGGT